TGTCATAATCTTCTCCGGCACGGATAGACAATGCTTTTTGGAAGAAATCATCGTCAACTTCCATATCAACATAGTCAACATCCGCCCACGCCTGATTGGCCAGTACGCTTTTAGACTCTGCTTCCTTGCGATGCTTTTCAACATTTTTAGGATTGATCATGCGATAAGCACGATCATTGGTATAATCACACATACTGACTTCATAGACCTTTTGTGTCTTAGTACTGAACACAATACTAAAACTATATCCACCGGTACCGTGAACACCGTTCCATGAATCTAATGTATAGCTGTTTGGGCCGTAACATGACCAGCCATAATCACTGCCTTCAGTAATTTTGTAGTCAACCAATTCCATCCATTCTTTCATCGTAATCATTATTCGTTTCCTTCTTCGTTATAAACAATAGACCTTGCCGTAGCATGTTCTTCGCACAAGGTAGTAATCCATCCACCACCAACACGTTTGCCAGGACTGCCGCACTCTTCACAAGTGACGCCACTCATGCTTTCTGCCATACGTACCATACCGTCGATAACATCATCACCGCCTGTATAGTAAAAACGCAGTGTACCAAATTTTTCTTTAACTTGGTCTAGTGTTACTTGTGTACAGCCTTCGCCTCGATTGTATTTTTCTTTTTGCTCTTGTTTCCAATCAATATGATGCTGAATATTTCCCATAAGCTGATCCAAAATATTGAACCAACCATCTCCGCAAGCAAAGCCCCAACACATACAAGTTTCCATCATGGACTTGTCACGGTTGACCATCATTTTCGGATACCGCTCGCATAACAATTTATCTAGTTCTTGTTTCATTGTGCCGCCTTTACATAGTTTAAACGAGTCACTGGATTCTTATGCAACCAATGCTCGCTATGATCTTTTACTTTGGCTTTAACTATTACACAGGCTCCTAGTTTCAAAGGAGTCTTACTAAACCAAGATGCCATCTTGTTATCTATTATAGCACAAACATTGTATGCGTCAAAGTTCTTTGAGCGAACTGACTCAAGTATTTCGCAATCGAGATCCTTTAGATTAGAACCAATATCTCCAACAAATCCTTCATCCAGTTTTCGTGCAATTTTTTTAATTTGATTCTTTGCATGATCACGTACATACACACTGGGCAAACAAGCCACATAACCAAATTGATTTGGTTTAACAGTTTCTCCACTTAGGATACTATTGATATTGGTTTGAAATTCGTTCTCGCCTTCAATGGCTGCAAACAACAGTCGTTTAAAATAGTTTCGAATTTCTTCTGCTTGTGCTACATCTTCAGGTAGAACCTTAAGGGGCATTGGTGCCTCTTTTGGATCAGCAGACCAGTTGGTGTGATCCAGTGTACACAGCATTAGAATTTTATTACCGTGCTTGTGACACATTAGTTGGATTGTACCGTCTGGTGTTTGATCAGTGAACACGGGGATTATAAGATCCTTGATATACTCACCGTTGATACGTTGGGCCGCACAGGCCAATTCCAAAACTTGCTGAACAGGAAAGGTTACGTTTTTATTCACGTTATGCCCCAATGCTGGTTAATATACGTTGTATTTTACAGGAAAAGTACGTCCGTGTCAACCTTTTGTAGTCGTACATAGATCTTTTTGGCTAACTTTTTTAACACTGGATTGGGTAGATTTCCAAAGGCACCAAAATACGATGCCAAACATGGACTGACATATCTACCGTTGAATTTGAGTCTGGACAGGCTACTTACCCTTCCCATGTATCTCAGTGCCCTATACTTGCCTAAATTTCTACACAGTTCAATTGCAATCGAAACTGCATACGCATCTATTTCGTCTGGATCTGCAAGATATTGATTGTACGGGGATCTGGTGTGTTCTGCGTATATTTGATATTTTCTTTTGACGCTTTGACGCTGGTGTTTGTATTCATGTACCACTGCATCAAATATTTGAATTAGAAACTCAGTGGCGTGTTTTTGATCCCATACCGCATCTTTATCAAAATTATGATGTACCACCACTTCAATAGGAATTTCGCCATTGCAATCGTTTTCAGCATCGTAATATGCATTGACATAAAATTCTTCAGAATCTAAAAACTTATCACGTTTGCTTTTGATACTGAGACCAAAACCTTGTGTTCGAAATTGTCTTCGTAATAAAGTTAGCAAATTTTGGAAACTGATGCCGGGTTTACTGCTGAGTTTAACTTGAGTACAAACTAAGCAAACTATTTCCATTATGCTGTTCATGATCACAACCTAAATACGATTCTGCCTTTTGATAAATCATATGGGCTGACTTCTATTTTGACATTGTCACCCAATATGATTCTGATTTTATGTTGTTTGAGTCTTCCGCCCATGTAGCAAAGTAACGGGTTGGGAATGTTTTCTACCTTAACCCTAAACATACTGCCTGGCAATACCTCTTCCACCGCACCCGTCAATTCAATGATATCGTCTTTTGACATTATACTTTGCTTATGACAATTGCACCGTCTTGGATTTCGATGTTTAGTGTATCGCCGGTGTTCCATCCATTGCGTTCAAGAATCTCTGGAGGAATCTTCATAATAACATTGTCCGGATCTCCCGGGATGTCTTCGAATATATCTTCCACATTAAATATTAATTTTTCCATTGTGTATTTACTCTGTTATTCATCATCACTCCAAGGAACTGGTCTCCAACCTAAACGGTTCAAATCCAATTCAATTTCTTCCGTAACAACACCTTCTGGCACATAAGCACCTTGCTCTGGTTTGTTGCCTGCGAGGCCGTAACCATCTTCACTATTACCAATGCCGCTACAGTACCAATCAATGTAGTCACCCTTTTCCTGCATGTCAGCAATGATGCCGCCACTGTGTCGCCAACTGCAACTCCAAACTTCACCTTTTAGTTCTTGCCAAAACTCTCTGCTTTGCCAAGTCATGTTACACATGGCTGCATACAAGTTTTGAGCGTAGTTGTCACTGGCTTTGACCTTGTCACACATTTCTTTGCTGGCCCGCAAGTCGTATTCCATGTTGTTCTTTTGCCAAACAAGATCCACAAGATTTTTTTCATCTTGTTCCTTGTAGGTTTCATACATTGCAACATAGTCAGGATCGGGCTCTTCACCTTTTTCCTCACAACGTTTGATGTAACCTTCCATTTGAAAGGTGTGTCTTTCCGGACTCGAATTTACTTTGGTCATTATAGTCTCAATTTGGTGTAGACGGTAGGATTCGAACCTACAAAGACAGCCAATAGCCTAGTCCAGTGCCCTCCGTTCAGCTGGGGGTCAGCTTACTAGGAGGAGGTATACCAAGTTCCACTCACGTCTACCATTGTATTATATACTTATTTGTAAATACTGTCAATGAGCCATTCTACCATTCCATTTGAAAAAATTGTTCGATTTGGGCAACGCACTATGTTGATTAATCGATTATTTTCCACAAGTTGGATTTTGGGAAGATTTTGTAACTATAATTGTAGCTACTGTTGGCCCTACGCTAGAAGTGACACACCAGATCACCAACCAATCGAAGTGTATAAACATGTGGTCAACGAGATCAAACGGCAGGCCCGCAACAACGGATTCAATCAGTTCCATTGGAGCTTTAGTGGAGGTGAACCCACTGCTTACAAAAATCTACTAGAGTTAACTAATCACTTAGACGATGGTGTTTCATATCAAACTGTACACATGACTACTAATTTGAGTCCTAGTTTGGCTTGGTGGAAACGTTGGGCCAATGCAACCGCCATGTTACAACGTAGAAGTATAACGGCTAGTTTTCACGACGAGTTTGCTAAGGAACAGGAGTTTGGTGATAAGATTTTACAACTGATGTATGATGGCGTTCACGTTACTATAAATCAAGTTATGGTTCCAGAAAAATTTTATGAGTTGTATACCAGGCTAGAAAGATTTGCCGCACGTGGTATCAATGTAACTCTTAAGCCGCAAAGCGATCCAACAGCCAGTAGATTAGTAGATGGATACACTGATGAAATGATTCACACGATGCAAACTGGATTCCCACAGCACTCCGATGGTGAAGAGACTTATCAGATAGCATTGTACGAGCAGGATGGTACTGAACATTTATTTGACCAAGCTGAACGATTCAATGCATTCGGATTTAATAAATTTAAAGGATGGCGGTGTAACGCAGGATTTCAAAGTGTTATAATAAGAGGCGATCAAATTAAAAGAAGTTACAGTTGTCATGACACGCCGTTAGGCAATGTGTTAACAGGATTTAAATTGTTTGAAGATCCACAACTTTGTTCCACTTCAAGCTGTGTTAGTTCAGCAGATAGTAAAATTCCTAAAATTCGTATAATTTAATCATTTCAAAAAGTGACTTAACAGCGATTTGCAAATTTGGATAATTGCTTGCTTTAACAATTATCTTAGTTTTTCTAAAGGATGGATAGAATTCTTTTCCAATAATTCGTATATGATGCATGCCCGGACTCACATAGAATACTTTTCCTTGATATTCTAAACCCCATTTATTTTTTACATTTTTTGTGATCCATTTATATGCATCAAGAAACCAGTATTCATCGTCTGTGATTTGAGATCCTATTCCCCATTGGTGAATCGCATTAGAAGGAATATTGTTTAATTCCAAATTACTACCACACCAGTCAATACTATCCACTTTATGTAATATTTCAATCTCGTCTATGTTTACTACTTCGTCTGTAATTAGCACACCATCAATCCACTCATTGTTTCCTCGTAATGCAGTTCCAATGTACCTGTTAGTTCCTGGCTGTAATTGCCAATGAGGCGTGCTAGATATTTTCCAAATGACGATAGGTTTAATTGGCTCATTCATATAAAAATAAAACCATTTATCCAATATCCTGTGCCTAGAAAATGCACCTGCAAAATAACCAAATAGATTGCTATCTAGTAATGGTTTAACTTTGCAATTATATTTGTGTAGCATAATTAGTTAAAATGCGTTCGCGATGCCACTCGTCAGCCATGGGCCCAACAGAACTTTTATCAAAGCACGGCGTACCTAATGTGTAGTGCAATAATTTAGCATCGGAGTTTGTGCCGTACTCATCCGGCAACCAATTCCATTCAATGGGCAAGCTGCCAATGTCGCTGTCATCCAACCAACAAAACCTGTGTATGTATTCGCCACTAGTGTTTTTTATATAAGTTTGCGTCAAGGTTAAATTTTTAGGATGACTACAATTCCAAAGTATCACACTGCTCCAATTTTTACGTGGATAATCCATGTTCTTAGATCCCATGTATTTAGTGGGAGACTTGGTTTTATAGTCATGTTTGACTACCATGACAGCTTTGCGATCATCTCTTAAACTCCATAACCTACTGATGTCCTCTTTTAAGATCATGTCGCCGTCGATATAGATTGCCCACCCCTTATTGTTGGCCAAACGGGGAACTAGAAATCTAGTGTAAGTAAATGTATTACTGCCGTCCAAATGATTTTCGATGTAGCTGTTTAATAGGTTTAAAGCTAATGGTGTTATAGCAACAGGTTCAGAGCTGTGTCTAATAATGCTGTTTACACAGGTATGGTACGCTATTGCTTCTTTCGGATCGTAGCCTATGAAAATTGGTATCATGAAATATTTATATACTACTATTACTTGGTTAAATATATCGTGAATATAGTTGAAGTACATGCCTAAAAAGAAAGTGATATGATAGGATTTAATTTAAATCATAGATTAGTGTCGTTTGGATGTTCTCTTACATATGGGTACGGGTTACCCGGGTGCTATAATATCCGTACAACAAAACAAGGAATGTTTCCAAGCAAACTTGCGTGGCCACATCTTCTTGCAAAATTGTTAGATAAGAAAAGTACCAATTTATCAGAGTCTGGTTGCAGCAACAAACATATCTGGAATAGGATTGTAAATTTTAAATTTAAAAAAAACGATACAGTGATTATTCTGTGGACGTATAGATACAGAAATACCGTGTTAAAAAATAAAAATGATGGACACCATATCAAACCGTATAATGTAGAAAAAGATATAATTTCAAAAAATTATTATGAACAAATGTTTACAGAATATGATGCAACAATGATGACCAAACTTGTCATTAGTCAAGTTAATTATTTTTTCCAAAATGAAAATATTCCCGTCTATAATCTAATAGTAGATAAAGATAATACCGATTTGCTTACGCTATCTAACATCACTATTCCTCATATACCAGTTTATTTTAAAGATTTTGAAAAAAACTTTCCTAGGGGATTGGATGGTGTCCATCCTGGTAATGAAGCCCATGCTAACTTTGCAAACCAAATATATAAACATGTTAATTGACACTGAACACTTACACTACTGGATGCAGGCTATTCGTCAAAGCGAATCTCCTATGCGAACTATGGATGCATTTTGGAGTGGACAACTTAAAAGCAAAGAATGGTTAATCAATGCACTAGAACTAGCAGTACATCCAAAAGTTGATTGCGTAATGCCTAAGCCGTTTTCTATTGACATACACGGCGGTTGGGTAGGCGTGTTAGCCAGTATGCTGTTTCAAAGTAGAATTCCAGTACAGCAAATACGTAGCGTTGATATAGATCCTACTTGTGAGTCTATTGCAACAATGATGAACAAGGAAGAAGAAATAGAAGGTAGGTTTCGTGCTGTAACATCTGATATGTGTACTATTCAAAGTAATGCAGATATTGTTATCAATACCAGCTGCGAACATATTACACAAGAGCAATACAATGTATGGTTGAGCAGGATGCCAAACAATAGTTTATTTGTGTTACAAAGTAATAACTATAATATACCCGAACATGTTCGTACAACATCTAGTCTAGAAGAATTTAAAAATCAATGCGGAATTAATGTCAAGTGGGCAGGTGAATTGAAATTACCGCTGTATACTAGATACATGGTAATAGGTAGTAACAGGTAATGAATCAAAGTCTTTGCTCACATCCTTGGAAGGCTATGGCTGTACGACCAAATGGCCTAGTTATTCCTTGCTGTAGGTTTAATCAACAAGGATTAGACACTTATATAAATTCTGGTGAGAATCTGCGTAATTCTGATATTTGGAAAACAATACGTTTAGATATGTTGCAAGGTAAATTGATCAAAGGTTGCAATAAGTGCTACGAGGAAGAAAAAATTGGCATAACAAGTTTAAGACAAACTGAATCAATAGATTTTGCTCCTATTGATAATCAAACACTACCTCTTGAAAATTTAGAAATAGCATTTAGTAATTTATGTAATTTATCTTGCCTACACTGTTCAAGACTTTTTTCAACTAAATGGTATTCAATAGATGTATTAGCAGGGCGTGCGACTAAATCTGCTATTTCAACACATTCAACTAGTTTTAGAGATTGGGATTTATCAAAGGTAACTAAGTTAAAAATTATAGGCGGCGAACCTATGATGGAACAAGAAAAATTTATTGAACTGATGTCGTCTTTAGATTTAAGCAATGTAGTATTAGAAATTAATACCAACGGTACAATACTACCCAACGACACTTTAAAGTCCTACATTGACAAATGCAAGAGAGTTTATTTTTGTGTGAGCATAGACGGGCTTAAATCAGTTAATGACTGGTATCGTTGGCCCAGCAATTTTGACAACATAGTTGCTAACATGCAAACATATAACAAATGGTGGGCAGCTGATAAATCTATTGATCCTTTGTTTCACAACATACAATTAATGATTCATCATGTATGTAATATGTTTAGTGTAATTGAACTAGAAGAATTTATTGATTATGTAGAATCAAATTTGCCTGATTGGAGAATAAACTGGGATTGGATTTCTCATCCGCAATGGCAAACTATTGAGTCGTTGCCTGAAGAATACAAACAACAGCTGATTGAAAAATTCAAAATTGCTGCTGTTAAATATAAAGCAAATAAAAAAACTAGAGCCGCCAATCCTTACTTAGTTGCAATACACTATCTTAAAAATTCTGCACCTGTACAATGGGAACAAGTAAAACAACACATTGAAGATACTGCCAGTGAACGTAAACTGGATTTTTTTGCTATGGTTCCTAAATTTAAAAATATTTGGTAAATGAAAAAACTTGCAATATTTGGTGATAGTTATGCACGTAAAGATGCTTCTGACATAAATGAAAAATCATGGCCTGAATTTCTAATAGGATACGATATAACTAACTTTGGAGATGCAGGAACTGATTTGTGGTTTAGTTACAATCTTTTTTTAAAAAATTATCAACAATTTGATAATATCATATTCTTAATAACATCTCCTCACAGACTTACATTGTTTAATCCAAATGTAAAAATATATCCAAATCAGAATTATACTACTGCATCTATTAAACTAGAATCTGCCACAGGAGTAGAGAACGAACAATATAAACTTATTGTAGACTACTATAACTTGATACATAATAATGAGAAAGAAGAAAAATTACATCAACTTATGATAGACAGTGTACAACAACTTCGTACAGATGCAATAGTATATCCATGTTTTGATAATACATGGTCTAATGAAATACCATTATATTCTATTACAAAATTTGAAGATAAATTATTAGGGTTAGATAAAGACGCTCGGAATAATTTTTACCGCAAAGGTATCCGAGATAGTAGAGCTTGCCATATGACCGAAGCAAATAACAAAATTGTAGCTGAATTATTTCTTTCTAGGTTAAACGGAACAAAGTTGCCGCTAGGACAATTAGTTAATCCTGTTAATGATTTAAATTATTATTATCAATCACCATGGCATTAACCACTATAGGATTCTTTGGAGATAGCTTTTGTGCATTAGAAAATAATGAGCACAGTACTAAGCACGATTACAAAACATATATAGAACAGTTAGTATCTCATTACAATGCTGAGATTTCAAATCTCGGCATGGGTGGGAGTAGTGTTTGGGATTTATATTTCAATCAACTTTTGCCGTTAATAAAAAAGAACACAGTGCCTGACATATGTGTATTTGTGTGGACACACTCCGGTAAACTTTTTCATCGAACATCTCGTAGTTTGCATGCGTCAGCTGCTCTAAAAGGTTTTAACAAGGAAAAGTTTGATTGGTTTGCTAAAACGTATCCAAATGAAAAATATAATTTTTTTGATAAAGATATATATGAAGCAGCTAAAGAATATTACTTATATTTGTATGATCAAGAAAAAGAAGATGTAGAACATGTGGCCCAATTACAATACATTGATAATAATGTTTTAAATTTGCTACCTGCGTCTACTAAAATTGTACACATGTGGGCGTTTGGTTCTAGTAATTTTTCTAAATCTAACGGATGGCATCCGGAAAATATTTCATATCCTCATACGTGGAGGCATGGCGTTGCTATACATCCGTGTTTAATGTCATTATCGATATCTAATTACCCATGGCCTGTTTATCCTATTTCAGATGAACGTCCAAACCACCTCGAAGGTGATAAAAATAAGTTGGTATTTGAATCAATAAAGACTGCAATTGATACCAATAAAAGTATTGATATCACTCCTGAAGTCCTTAGGAGATGGACGTGAGTATTGTTAAAGTTGAACAACAAAGTTCACCTAACAAATTATTGATTAATTATGCAATACATAACGTATGCAACTACAAATGTTGGTATTGTTTTCCAGGTTCTAATACCGGAGAACACAGATGGCCAGATCTTGATGTAGTTGCCAACAACTTTATTCAACTTTTAAAGTATTATAAAACACACCTTAATAAAAGTCAATTTGAATTAAATTTGTTGGGTGGTGAACCCACCATGTGGCCAGAGT